GTCGTAGGCCATGATCGCCGTATCGATGGCCGGATCGTTCGCCGCTGCGATATCCGGCACGCGGCACAGCATCATCACGTCGGTCAGCGCACCAGCCGGAGCCACGCGCTTACGCAGGGTCATGGTCGAAACGTCGAGGGCGGTTTCGAGAATGCGCGTCATAGCCATCATCTCGCGTTCGCCGGCACGGCACCATGGCCGGTGGTATCGAGCCAGGTGATCAGGTTGCTGTAGCGGGAATTCATGACGATGGTGTTCGGGTCGTAGAACTCGATGAGGATGTAGCCGGGGCCGCCGTTTCCACCGCTGCCGTAAAGCGGTGACGCCATGGTGTATGTATTTCCCCAAGCGCCGCCGCCACCACCGCTGCCGAGAGAACCATTCCCCCCATTAAGCGTTCCAGATGCGGTACCAGCAACACCACCAACAGCAGAATATGAGGCACCACCGGCGCCGCCACCACTTGCACCACCTGCAGTGCCACCAACACCATGAATAATCGTTGCAAAACCATTCCACCCCGCTGGGCGATAGCTTTCGCTGCGCGCACCGCCTGTACCCGCCGTTACGGAATAAGTTGATCCATAAACAACTTGCGTTGATCCACCGCCTGCAGCATTCGAAACTGCGGTGTAAGACGCCGCATATGCACCCGCCGTACCGGCTCCACCGGCACCCACGGTAACTGAAACATTCTGACCAGGCGTGGCACTGATTCCGTCGTAAATAACACGGCTACCTGCACCACCAGCACCGCCGCCGCCATACGGCCGCGAATAGTAGGTTGTACCGACATCTGTCGACATGAAGCCACCGCAGCCACCACCCCCGGCACCGATCAGCGTGATCCGCATCTTCATCGCCGTCCAGCCAGCCTTAAGCGCCGGAATAGTTAGATTGAATCCTCCTGCAGCAGCGTATTCATACTGATAGGAATCGAACGCGGCATGATCCAACACCCCCGCCGACAGCACACCGGAAAACGTCCCCGTCGCGCCACTCAGCGCGCCCGCGAAGGTGCCGCTCGCTGCATTCAGCGCGCCGGTGAAGGTGCCTGTCGCCGCCAGCAACTGCCCGGAAAACGACCCATCCGCCGCGAGCAGATGCCCGGCGAAGCCGAGCGCGGGCTGGCCGTTGATGGTGCCTACGGTCAGCACCGGCTGCGGCGTGCCGCTGCCGTCCGGCTGCACGAAGGTGAGTTTGTCGGCCAGCATGACGATGTTGGTCGAGCCGCTCGCGTCGGCGCCGAGGCGCATGCCGGTGATCTTGCCGTTGACATCGGCGACCATGACATAGCTGGTTGCCATGTTGCCGATCGGGTTGGCCAGTTCGGGCGCCATTTCGGCCAGGGTCAGTTGGCCTTGCAGCAGGTCGAGCATTTCCGCCGCGTTCGACGATGTAGTCGCCGGCACGCCGTTGGTCGGGCTGGTTGGGAAGAAGTCGGACTGGTTGCCCGAGGTATCGACCACGCGCCCCCAGTAAAACCACTGCTGCGCCGCCGGAAGGCCGGGGTGCTTCCAGCTCGTGGTCGGGTCTTTTTGCGAGGTGAGCAGCGTGGCGGCGGCGCGGTTGTTGGTGGTGCCGCCCCAGATTTCAATGAAGTCGCGGTCGTATTGATTCTGCGCAAAGCTCCAGCCGATCTGGTTGAGGAACATGCCGCCAGTGCCCGACAGCGACGCCAGGCCGGCCGGGCGGTTGCCGAGGATGGTGTAGCTGTAGGCCGTCACGTCGGTGAGCTGCTGCGTGGCGTTGCCGAAGATGTTGAAGCTGGTGAATTTGAGCCAGATCGGGCGGCCGATCAGCTCGCGCGGCACCACGTATTTGAAGATGGCTTCATCGAGGCGCGCGAACTGCGTGCCGCTGGCATGCGCGCCGATGGCCGTGCCATTCCTGCCGCGCCGTAGATAGGTGAGGTTGTAGTGATACTGCGTGGTCAGCGTGGCGTTCTGGTACGAGATCAGTTCGCCATCGACCCACAGCAGGCTGTTGCCATCGTCGGCATCGGCCTGCGACACCGACACCAGCGCGCCGCGGCACAGCGACAGATTCACCGCCAGCGTGTTGGTGGTGTCGGGATCGCTGCCCGTGGCCAGCGCCGACGACAGCGTGCCGTGGCGCGCCGGATTGACGACGCGGCCGATGTTGCGGAAGGTGGCATTGTCTTCGCTGACCCACACGTCGCAGCCGCCCCACTCGGGCACCGTGCCGCTCACTGCCACCCAGACTTCGAGGTCGGGCGCGGTCAGGCTGTTCGGCGGCTCGAAGATGGCCGGGGCATTCACCGGGCCGGGCGTGATGTAGGTGTTGAGCGTGTAGCCGCCACCGTCCTGCGAGGCATAGGTGGCCGCCGACGTGGTGCCGGCGGGGAAGTCTTCGGCGGTCATCAGAAAGCCGCCGTCTTCGCTTTCTTCGACGGTCAGCACGCGCACCGGCACCTTGTCCATGCCGAGGCTGGCATCGGTCAGCGTCAGGATATCGGTCGGTTCGACCAGCGCGTATTTCCAGCCGAGGCGGAATTCGTATTCGTTGCGGATGAACAGGGCGCGCTGCAGCTTGATCTGCGCCACGGCGCGCGCCACTGCGGTGCGCGCGATCTCGTGCGCGGCCACCGGCTCGGCGGTCAGCAGACCATAGGTGTCGATGGCCGTCTGGTCTTTCGCTTCGGCGATTTCGGCGTTGTACTGGTTCTGCCGATTGACGTACTCGACCTGCACCTGGTTGTAGGCGTCGGCGCTGGCGTTGCGGATCACGCGCACAGGTTCGTCCTGGTCGAGATAGTCGTCGTCGGTCAGGTCGTACAACGGCGTGACGTTCGGCGTGAATGTGACCGCGTTGCCGGTGATTTGCACATCGCCGAGCGGCGTGCATTTGAGCAGCCCCTCGCTGAAATAAGGCGCGGTGTTCGCCAGCGCGGTCAGCTTGGTGACGGCCTCGCTGGCCTGTTGCTGATCGCTGTAGGCCGGCGAAAAGAACAGGCCATTCGCCACGCAGTAAGCCGAGAACTGCGTCCAGTCGCCCAGCTTGCCGGCCGGGAAGCCGACGCCATAGTTCGCATTGGCCAGCAGGTCGGCGAGGATGTCCTTCGGGTTGGCGTCGTCAATGAAGCCCGCCTGGTAGGGCAGGCGGCCGGTCACTTCGAAGCTGTGGTTCTGCAGGTAATCGCTGCTGCCCAAGTCGTAGGCGCTGGCGCACACGTAGGCCACGCCCTGGTAAGGCACCGCTTCGGCCGGGTGGTTGCTGCTCAGGTGGCTCCACACCGATTGCGGATAGGTGCCGAGCTTGATGGTGAAGACGCTGCTGGCATCGGCGACGAAATCCTTGTCGCGCCAGAAGGCGTGGATGGCGGTGAACGGTCCCTCGCCGAGGCCAAGCGCAAAGGCGGCCGTATAGGTGTAGGTCGTGTGGGTGCTGGTGACCTCGCCGCCGCCGCCCTTGCCGCCGCCGCCGCTGCTGGTGGTCTCGACATGCGCGATCGCCGTGAAGTCGCCGTACCAGATCATGTTGCCGGGAATGCGTGTGCGGCCATACACCAGCGGCAGCGTGAGCCCGTATGCCGAGGTCTGGATGCGCAGGCCGGCGGCAACCGGGTCGACCGTGCTGATCGTGGTGTCGCCGCCGCCGAACATGCCGCTCATGACGTGGGCTCCTTGAGTGTCCAGAAACTGTCGACACGGCCGATCAGCTCGACATCGTTGGCGGCATCGGCCCGGCTCACCTTGCGGCGGATGTAGGCATGAATCACCACCGGCCAGTCGACCACAATCGCGCCGTGGCTGGCGCAATTCGCAAAGCGAAACATGGCGATGTCGCCCGGCTGCGGGTCTTCGGTGCGGTCGCAAAACTGCTGCAGCATTTCAAGATAGCGCTCTTCATTGCGATGGAAGTGCCAGTCGGGCGGGTAATAGCCGGTGTCGATATCGGGGATCAAGCCGCAAGCGTGATAGACGCCGATCAGCAGCTGCGCACAATCGACGCCAGCGCCATTGACGCGTGCCAGGTGATGGAAAGGTGTGCCCTGCCAGGTCTGCGCTTCGGCAACGACGGCGGCGCGTTGTTCCGGGGTCATCGGGCTGTCTCGGGCTGGGGGATGTGGGGAAAACCCCGGAAGTTCGTCAGGTTCACGAACTTGGTGGTGCAGGTGGCCTGCGTTTTGTCGCAGCCGGGATAGGCGGTAAAGGCGTCGCCGGCGGTCGGCACCTGGGGCAGCGGATTGAGCAGCGCGAAGTTGCCCGGGGTGTAGGACTTGACCGAACGCTTGGTGCCCGCCAGCGCACCACTATCGAAGCGCACATAGCCGAGGTCGAAGTAACCTGTCGCCTGTGCCAGAGCGCAGGCCAGCGTGGTGCGCGTGGCGCTCGATACGGTGGCGCCGATGGCCTTGGTGGCGCGGTTGATGCCGCAGTCGGCATCGTAAAGCGTGTGCAGGCAGCCGCCCTGGTAGAGGTTGCGCGGGATCTTGACGTTGAGCAGTTCGAGGTCGGAGCGCACGGCGGCCTTGATCTCGGTACGCGACATCGAGAAGTCGGACCAGCGGCCCGAGAAATTGATATAGCCGCCAACAATCGCGCCGGCGGCATCCATGAAGACGCGGTCGAGCCGCACCAGGGCCCCATCAAGCGCGCCCGAAGCGGCAGCGGCCAGCCATGCCTGGCTGCCGGCCATGTGCGCCGGGCCGGGGTAGATCGTCAGGTCGAGCGTATCGACCTCAACGCCGATCACGGTGCGCACGCGGCTGCGCTCGATCAGCGGGCCGTCGGCCGAGTAGGTCTGGCCGTAATAGAGCTGGTCGACGTCCCAGCTGGTGTAGCGCAGGAAGGTGCCGCTCACCAGCGTGAAGGTGTAGAGGTCGGCCATCATGAACTGCTGGCCGCTGTTGAGCAGATCGATGAGGGCCTGCGGTGCGGTTTTCACAGCTTGCGCCCCAGGCTGCCGAAGAACGAGATCTTCTTGAGGCTCCACAAGTCCTGCAGGAAGCCTTCGAAGTCTTCGCTGTCGCGCTCGAAGCGGCAGCGGTAGTAGTAGTTGCCCGTCCAGGTGAGCGCGGCACCATTGGCCGGGGCGGTGGCGAAAGTCACCATACCGTTGCTGACGGTGTAATGCGTGCCGGCCGTCTGCAGCACGTCGGCCTTGTAGATCGCCGGGTTGCCGTTGAGGTTCATCACCGGCTCGATGTCGCCGCCGAAGGTGCGCACCAGCTGGAATTGCGTGGTGGCGCCGTTGCCGGTGCCGAAGCTTTGCGCCGTCACGGCATTGTCGGCGGGGTCGGCATACAGAAAACTATCCCACGACCCCTTGCGGGCGTTGAAGAAGCCGATCAGCGTCTGGAATTCCTGCTCGGCCCCGCCGCGCAGGAAGTCATGCGTGAGGGTGAATTTGTAGGTCGGGTATTGGCGGAAGGCCGCGCGCAGTTCGCGGCCGGAGACTGCTTGCTGGATATTGGTTTTCCAGATCGGCGCCTTGGGCTTTGGCCAGGCTACGCCGGGCAGTGAGGGGAAGATTGCATCGGACATCTAGCGCCCCTTCACCGGCGTGAAATTGCGCGCCAACTGGCGCAGGCCGGGGGCTAGCGCGTGGCTGTTGCTCTTGAGGTAATCGCGGAATGAACGCGCGTCCACCGCAGAGATAGTGATGTTCTGCACAGAAGTCGGCGCTGGCGAGACGGCGCCACCTTCGCCAGCCATGCCGCGCACGACATTCGCCAGGTGGGAGGGGAGCACCATTTCTTCTTCGTGCAACTGGGTCATTGGATTGATGCCCTTGGGGATGTCGTAGCCGCGCGCGGCGGATTTCTTGCTGCCGAGCGCCATGACGGCGGCGAACACGGCAGCCATGGCTGCGAGGGCCAGCATCGGGCCGACAATGGGGATCGAGGCTTGCGATGCGGCGGCGCCCGAGCCGGCTTCGGCGGCGTTGGCGGCGACGACTGCCGTGGTCTCCGCGCCCTTGATGGCGACGGTCGATGCAGCGGCGGCGGTCTCGATGGCTTTTTCTTGCGCGACGAAGCCAAGTTTCACGGCCAGCATGCGCGCCTGGCTGGCGATCCACTCACCGAGCGGCTTGGTGATGAGGTTCTGCACAAAGCTCTGATAGATGCCCTGGAAGATGCTGCCGAGCGCCTGCCGCAACGTGGTGGCCGAGGTCAGCAGCGAGTTAGCCATCTGCCCGAATGAATCGCCAACGCCATCGAAGAAGCCGCCAAGGCCGCCTTCTTCTTGCTGCTTGCCCTGCATGATCTCGCCGCGCCGCAGTTGATAGTTGCGCTCGATCTCCAGCATCTGTTCCTTGATCTGCATCAACATGGCCGGCGAGGCGTTGGGGTCAGTCTTGGCGAGTTCGAGCCGTTCGAGCAGCGCCTGGTATTCGATTTCGAAGCGGCGGCGGGCGAAGTTTTCTTCGATTTCGAGCAACTGGCGTTTGCTGATGTCGCCGTTTTCGCGGGAGAAGTTGGCGTGCTGTTCTTCGAGTTTGATCTGTGCCAGCGCGGCGGCGCGGCGGCTGTCGATCAGCGTGCCGTCGAGGTCGCGCTGTTCCTTTGCGGACTGGCGGCGGATGTCGAGTTCGAGCGCTGCGGTGCGCTTGGCGATGTTGACGCGGTCTTTGCTGGTGAGTTCGAGGTTCTGCTGAATCTCGCGCCAGTAGGCCAGTTCCTGTTCCTTGCTGAACTGGCGCAGGGTGTTTTCCTGCTCGAAGGCGTTTTTGCGCAGGGCGAGCTCGGCTTCGTAATACTGCATGAAGCTGGGGTCGACGGCCTCCTTAGCGGCTTTTGCTTTGCCGTCCTTGCCCATCACGCCGCTGGCGCTGCGTGCGCCGGTCTTTTCCTTGCCGGCATCCGGCCCATTGACGAACAGGTTGAATATTTTTTCGCGGGCTTCGGCGGCGGAATCGACGATGGTGTCGAATGCGGTGTTCCAGGTCTGCGACCACACCTTGGGGATGTTGGCGATTTCGGCTTTCGCGCCCTGAAAATCGCCGGTGATGAGCTTCCAGAACGCCACCGAGACGGCGCGGATCGGTTCGGTCAGCTGCACCACGGCGGCGTTGATGAGCTGGAAGGCGATGGTGGCGCTGGTCTTGAGGCCCCAGAACAGCGAGATCAGCCCGCCAATGGCGCCGCGAATCACGACTACCGCGGCCGGCCCGATGTCGGAGAACCACTCGCCGAGCTTGGTGAGTACCGGCATCAGCGCATTGCCGATGATGGTCTTGAAGCCTTTCATGGTGAGCGTGGCGCGGTCGCCGGCGTCGTCGAAGGCCTCCCAGGCTTTGACGCTTTCTTCGCTGACGACGATGCCGAGGGAACGCATCTGTTCCTCGACGGAGGCGACGGCCTCTTTATTCATGCGGGCGAGGTTGCTGGTGAGTTCGAAGCCGCGGCCGAAGATGGTTTGCGCGGCGACGGCGCGGTCGGTGCTCGACCGGAAGTCGCCGAGCAGGCCGATGGCGTCGAGTGTCAGTTCGTTGAGCGGGCGCAGTTCGCCGGCGGCGTTGCGTGTGACCAGGCCGAGCGCTTGCAGGTCGTCTTCATTTTCGCGCAGCTTGTTGCCCAGGCCCTGCGCGGCGCGCATGAATTCGTCCTGCGAGGTATTGCCGGCTTCGAGCGCTTCGCGCAGCACGCTGGCTTCGGCGGCGGTCAGGTCGAGCGCGCGGCCGAGCTTCATGCTTTCTTCGGTCATCAGCGCGGCCTGCGCGACGGCTTCCTTGAAGACCGCGCCGCCGGCGAGGATGGCACCGATAGCGACGAATTTGCTCTGCAGGTTTTCGAGCGGGCCGGTCATGCCGCTGACGGCGCCCTCGCCTTCCTTGCCGAACTGCTTGAGATGATCGCCGGCTTCGCGCAGTTTGCGCCGCAGCGGGCCGACGTCGCCGTCGAGGACGATGCTGGCGCGGTTGTCGTCAGCCACGATCAGAGGTCCAGAAAATCGAGCAGCGGATCATCGGGGCGGCCTTCGCTGACTGGCAGGCCGGCGGCGGCAGCTTCGCGCAGGGCGTCTTGCGGGGTGCGCGTAGACGTCTGCACGCGCGGCTCGGGGATGCCG